CAACAGCAGCTTCTCTTGACCACTCACAAGAAATACCTACTGGTCAAAATACAAACTTTGGCTCTCCATTTTATAGTGAGAGTGGTGGTAATTCAGATGGTAATGGATATGGAAATTTCAGCCAAGCTGTACCTAGTGGATATTTTTCGTTGAACACAAAAAACCTAGCGGAGTATGGATAATGGCTTATACAACTATAGACAAACCATCAGATTATTTTAATACAGTTATTTGGACTGGAAATGGTTCTCAAAGAACAATTACAGTTGGTTTTCAACCAGATTTTTCTTGGTTAAAAAATAGAGGAACTGTTGATTGGCATAAATTAAGTGATAGTGTTAGAGGTGCTAATAAAGTTTTAGCTTCTAATGAAAATAATGCAGAAGGTACAGAAACACAAAAATTACAATCTTTTGTTTCTACTGGTTTTACAATAGGAACTGATGGAGAAGTTAATGGAAATGGAAGTAGTCAAGTTGCTTGGAACTGGAAAGCTGGAACATCAGTATCTGGCAACACAACTGGTTCTGGTACTGCTAAATCTTATTCTGGTTCAGTAAATACAGATGCTGGTTTTTCTATAACAACATTCACAGGAAATGGCACTGCAAATCACACACTCCCACATAACTTAGGTGTTGCACCAGATTGGTTTATTATAAAAAAAAGAATTGGAACTGGTGATTCAACAGCTAGAGATTGGAATGTTTTTCATCAAAGTTTAGGAAACACTAAAAGAATTGCTTTAAATAGCACTGGTGCTGTTAGCACATCTAATGAATATTGGAATGATACGAGTCCAACTTCTTCTGTAATTAATTTAGGAACTAACGACCAAATTAATGGAGACAATAATACTTATATTTGTTATGCGTTTGCAGAAAAAAAAGGCTACTCAAAAATAGGATCGTATATTGGTACTGGTTCAGATAGTTTTATTTATACTGGATTTAAAGTTGGTTGGTTACTGGTAAAAGTGGCTGATGGCACAAATGGGTGGTTGGTGATTGATACAAAACGATCTCCAGCAAATCCACAAGGTAAATTTGTATATGCAAATGCTAGTAGTGCAGAAGGAACTGTAACTTATGGAGAATTTTTTTCAAATGGTTTTGGTTGGAAAGGAACTAATAGTATAGCTGTAAATCAATCTGGAAAACAATATATATATTATGCTATAGCTGAAAATCCGTTTGTAACATCAACTGGTGTACCAGCTACTGCTCGTTAGACTACTTTTTTAATCCATCTACCTTTATTATTTAATACCATTGGAAGTAATTTAGGAATACCATCAATAATAATACCACAACCATTTATAAATCTAGTTCTAAAATTTTTTGCATAGGCAAATGCCATAGATTTTTGATTTACTAAACATCCTACATTCATACCAAAGAATAGATTGTCTGGATTGGCCCAATAAGATATTACAAATTTAGTATGGAAGTGTCCTTGAACACAACTCATTCCCATTGTTTGACTTGTCTTTAATACATCTGCACTTCTTCCATGAGTAAAGAAACATCTTTGACCATTACTCATTGTAAGAGTAAGATCATCTATCCATTTCCATTTTTTAGTACCAAGAAAATCACCGTAATCTTTTAAGAATTGTGTACTCATTCCATATTTTAATGCTCGTCTATAAACAAGACTACTATGGTTACTATCTACTTCTATCATTTCTGGATAGATTGATTCTAATTCTTTAATGTATTCTCGTGAAATATTTAATTCGTCACCAGCAGAAGGTAAGTCTGGATTGTGATCGTGCATAGAAATAGCATGGAAGTCAAGTAGATCGCCAATATTAACCACGAAGTCTGGCTTATATTGTTTTTTAATTTCTCGTAAAAATGCAAAACTGTCTTCATGGTGGTATGGTATATGTAAATCACTAATTATTAATATTCGCTTGTTCATACAACTCCTTTGGTGATCCGTCAATTGTTTCTTCAAGATTTTTTAACTGTTCTTTAGGATCAATTATTTTGATTAAACCATTTTCTATATGTACGTCATTGATAATTTCAGATGGTTCATTTTTACCATAATTAATAATTATATCTTCAATGATTAACATAACTAAACTTATAGTTTAATTATTATAATTTGCAACTTCTGATTATAGAAGATAATTCGTTGGCACGTTCTGGAGTTTGTTTAGCCCATTTGCTATCTAGCATTTCATCTGCGGCTGTATCCCAATCTTCTTCCTTAATAGCTTTTAAACAATTAATAAATTTAGATACACCTGTCATACCTAATTGAAATACCATCTCAATTATGACACATTTAGCTTTGAAATTCATATCATGGTTTCCTAATATTCTTTCAGCACCTACTACTGCATTAGAAAAATCTTTATCAAATTCTTGATCTAGTAAATCTCTTGAATAATCTACACCTTCTACATAAGGATCATTTTCTAATACTAAATGTCCATACCCAATTGTGGCAAAACCAAGACTATCAGAATAAACAGTATTACGATAGCCCTCATGTTCTTTAATACGATCTTTTAATTCCGTATATTCTTGCATTAGTTAAGGGGGTTTTTATTGCTTTCTTTAATTTCAGCTATGTTTAATTTTAAAAGTTTTATTTCTCTTTTTAATATTGCAATAGATGTTTGGTGATCGTTAAGAGTAAAAATATTAGAATCTATATTTTCTGAATTTTTTTCAACTACTTTTACTGAAATAACATCCATTGTTTTTGATGCTTGTCTTAAAACATTTACTTGTTCTTCCATTTTTGCAAACTTACTAAAACCTGCACCAATTGAAGCTACTAATCCAATAACAACTACTATATTTGTTAGATTATCCTTAATATTTTTAACCATTTTTTAAATCCTGTATCTCTAAAAGTAATATTTGTTTGTTATATTTAATTTTATTAAGTTTGTCAATTTTGACTTGCATAATATCATTATCAATATATTTAGTCAAATTAACTGTGATATATATGTCACGGTTATCAAATATAGCTAGTTGTTGTAAATATATGTCTTTAGATTGATAAAATATAGCATTGTTATAAGCAACTAAAGACACATCATTATCTAGCATTCTATCCATTTTAATAATGTTTTTAAGTTCTAAATTTTTTACTGGGTTTTTAACTTTAACATCTACTTTAGCCATTATAACTTTTAATTCTGGTTTTATATTTTCTTTAGGTTGTTCTGCTTTAATTTCTTTTTTTGTTTCTTCACTCTTTTTTTTTTGAGAAATTTTAGAATTAACTTTTGTAAATGTTTTAGGTTCTTCTTTCATAACCTCTGCAATTACTTCTTTCTTCATAGTTTCAACTGTTTTAGTTTTATTCATTTCTTGAACAACCTCTTGAACTTTAACTACCTCTTTAACACTAGCTTCTTTAGATGTTTTAACTGCTATCTCAAAGTTCTCTGTTATCTCTACACTTACAACAGCACCATTAGTTTCTAAATGTAATTTTTCTCCAATGCTTTCTTCTAATCCAGATATAACATTCCATATTTCAGATTCGTTTAAATTTGTTGTACCTAATCCTTCGTTCATATCTTTAATTTCTTGTTGAGATAAAGGTTCATAGTTTTCTGTTGGAAAATCTAGTTCTAATTCAGCACCTAATAAATTTGGCCCTTTTAAAGCTGATGATGTACTTTCTGATCCATCAACTCCTGTCCAAGACCATTCGTATTTATTAGCATGAACTCCATTATAATGTAAGCTATCATCAAATGATCCTGCATTAAGATTATAACCAGAATCTGTTGTTCTTATTTGAGTAGAAGTAGCTAATACATTTTCGTCTGCATCTAATACTTTCATTGTAAGAGTATAACTATCAACTGCACCATCAGAAGAACCACATTTAAAAGCTGATTGATTCCATTCACAGTTTTGTACCGATATAGAACTGCTTAAATTTATTCCACCATTAAGTTTTATTTGTGTAGAAGTATGAGTAACACCATCTGGTGTACTATCTCCTTCTATACCTACTAATGAACCTGTAGCTGTAACTGTCATGTCGTGTGATGCTTCTAACTCTCCATTAAAAGCACTACCACAAGCATTTGATACTTCGGTTTCACAAGTAATAGTAAATCCATTGTGTGTTGAGTTATTAGTTAATGCACCAGTTGAACCAGATTGTACTCCATCTAAAGTTGAATTATTTAAACTTGATGTAGTTGTTCCAGCATTAGGTAATATGTTTGTAGTAAAAGCTGTATCATTATCTTCTGCTAATCCTACTGAATTACCAAACCAATTTAACATTAGCCATATAAGACTAGCCCAAATAATCCAGCACCACCATCTCATGTTTCGGCCATTTCTTTACAAGTAAATAAAGTATAAACTTGATATTGATTTACAAATTGAGGTTCAAAATTTTTTATTAAATCTGCGGAATAATTATAACCTTTTACAGCACAATCACGATATGTAGCAAAATAAGTAATTTCTGGTTCAATAGGTTTGCAAACATTGCCTTCTATATAGCTACAAAAATACATAAACATTACCCATTTCATTTTTTATAACCTAAACCTGTTTTTCTATTTGAATATAATTTTTGCCATGACCAAGAACTTAATTTAGTTGACCAATGATATATAAATAATATTAAATGTTTCATTTTGCTAAACGATCCATATGAGCATATATACGACCAAAAACTTTGTCAAGGCTCATTAATTCTTGTTGCATCATAGACACAATTGTTCTTAATTCTATAATTTCCATTAATGCCCATGTACTTAAACTCATCAGAACCGTACCTAATAATGCAATTAATGCTGTATTAGTTTTTCTTGTCATTTATCTGATTCTAATTCAATCTTTTTAAGTTCTATTATTTCTATTGATTGATCTATCTTATCTCTTTTTTTCATTCTTTTAACATATGTTTTGTAATCTGGTCTTTCAAAATCATATTTCTGCCATATTGCCATAGCATTTTTACCAATTTGGCCATCAATAGGGCAAGGCGTTCCTGCATTTATCATTGCTTCAAATACTCTTTCATCTTGACAAAGTAATGCAACAGAACCTACTTTCATGCCAAAGTCATATAATACTTTAGCTAATTTAATTCTTTCACAATTCATATCTCTAAATGTTTTTCCACCAGATATTCCAAGTCCAAATGTTTGCATACAAACACTAGCACCTGTCGCACAAACGTCTTGACTTTGAGCAGAAAATGATGGTGCGGCAGCAGTAGGTGGTGCTGATCTAATGTTAGATGTAGAACTGTTAGTGCTTGTTGTGGATGATGTACTTCCACTTTCATAAGTAGTTGCACCGCCTGTGTACCCACCTTCTATGGCAGTATTACTTCCAGAAGTATTTGATTGAGTAGAACCAGAATAAGCTGGTTTTACAAATAATGCTAATAAACAAAATAATACAATTAATAATCCTGTAAAATAATAATTCATAGTAATCCTCATAAATTATTTTTTAAACTTACCCATAATATTCATGCCAAAACTTCCAGATACAATAGTTAAAATAATCCACCAAAATTCTTGAGGTGCTTTTTTAAGCAATTCCCAACCTGCATCCATAAATGGCATCAATTGTGGCACAAAATGGGCAACCAAAATACACGTAAATATCACGGTCAAATATTCGTCTTTCCAACTTTTTTCTGCTGATTTAATTTGTTGTACTTGAACTGTTTTACTAGCTTCTATTTCAAGGCTACGTGTATTTTCAAGAACTTTTGCTTTATGTTGAAAATGGCCTATAACTTTTTTACCTAAATATCTCGTAAGCGGGTTTTTAAGTAGTCCTAATAAACCTATCATATGTCTAATTTAAAAAATTTAAATAATCCTAGTATTATTGCTAGCATGGATGCTATTGCAAATATGGCTCTTATGCCACCTTTACCCATATTTACTTGGGCTTTTAGTTCTTCTATATCTGTTGAATTTTTAATGACTAATAATTTTAGTTCATCTAATTTATAACTAATATCTTTATTAGTAGTAGTTGTAGATTGTGTAACTTTTTTCTTTACCATAACTCCTATTTTACCACAAGCAGGAGTTATTTAAAGTTATTTATTGTAATCCCTAGCCTTAATCATTTCAAGGTAGTGTATGGCCTTCTCTATGTCTTCTAGACCCCCTTTTGAGCCATGCCTACATATGTATTTAATGGCATTTCCCTCTGCAAATAGGAGTTTATTGTCATTAATAAATTTAGCAGGCTGAATGACCATTTTTTTATAATGGTCACCACCTATTTGTTTTTTTAAAGCACTCATTAAAAAGCTACATTCATAAAATGAGAACAAAACTCATTAACACTACAATAGTGCTGACATCTAGTATCTTCACCTTTACGTTCTACAATAGAACAACCTTTTCCTTCTATCATTTTTTCACCAACGATAAATTGTTTGGCTAATTCTTTTGTAGGAAATAAACGCCAAGCAGATTTTCTACCGTCTTTCATAACAGCAAACTGATCTTCTTTATGCCATCTTTCTTTAGCTGTACACAAAGGTAGTTCTTTCATTTGTTCTGCGTCTTGATGTAGTTTTATTCTAGCTTTAACAAACGCATCCTGTTCTTCTTCTGACCATCTACGAATAGGTATCATGACAACTTGTTTACGTGGATAGTTGTCTGATTGCATTACTCGCATTTTAGACCAATCTCTTAATATGGCCATGATAGACAATGATTTAACTTTAAGTGTTTTCTTATACCTAGTTAAATCTTTTTGGTTTTTACGACAAAGAAAATCAAGAATATTTAGTTGTTGTTCCCATTCAGCTTTACCTTTAGTCAAAGCATCAAGTGCTGACCAAGCAGAAGTACACTTAAAATCTATAAGTTTACCGTCACTTGTAAGCAAATCAAATGCACCAGATAATGTCCAACCGTTAGTGATGTTATCATCTTTATAAAACAATCTACGTTCAGCTATATCAGTAGCAACTTTTGCTCGTTCAATAACATGGTGAACTGATTGTCCTAATAAAGAAAATATACGATCAGATACATCCTCTTTCATGAGATCATTATTTCTCATTTGCAAGACCCTAATTCTAGGGGGTGCAATCAAACGGGTGCAAGAGATATCTGAACCACTACTATCGTAGGGGTCATTCTTAACAGCCCGTTCAATTACTTTAGGTAAGTTTGAGTTATTTGTAATAATCATTAAAAGGGTATTGGACTATCACCGACACTACCATTACCACCATCACCTTGATCTTGGTTCATGCCTTCTAACTCTTTTGATCTTAAAATAATGTTTCTAATACCTTCTGATAGGTTATTAAAAACTTCTTTTTTACCTGCTTGAAAATCCTCCATACTAAACACAACACTTGGTGTTACCTGTTCAGCAATTGGATCACCTTTTTTCATAGGCATGATAGAAGATATTTTTGGTTTCCCATTTTTATCCATAACATTTAATAAACAAGTTACACCTAATAATTTACTAATATCAAATGATTGTTTTTCAACTTCACTAAATGCTCTACCTCTCCATGATGTTAAATCATTACCAAGATTTGCTTTTTCATGTAATGATAAAGTGTAAAACTTACTAATTGTTAATGGTTGACCTTCACTATTATGTTCTTCTGGAGTTTCAAATATAATTAATACTTGTCTTTTCCAACTAACATCACCGTTAAAGTCTGATTTTTGCGTACCTAAATCAATGATTTTTACGCATCTGGCCTTATGTACGCCAACTGATACACTTGGATAACGTGGTGCATCTCCACTTCCTGCTATTATACTTGTCATATTTATTCCTTTTTTTGTATATTTATTATTGATTAACTAGGGTTAAATCACAGTAATTAACTTATGTCAAATATTAATTGACTTTTGTTAATAAATTTGTATAAAAATAGACATGGCTACAATATTAAATGAACTAATAAATGAGTTAGGTGCTAAATCTAAAAGAATTGAAAAAGAAATAATCAATTTAGATAGGTCATCTGTTATCCCAGAGCATTTTCAAAAAGCAGAAAGTATTTTAAAATTAACAAATGAAGGTATAGCAGCAGAAGAACAAATGAAATACCTATCTAAATTAAAGGATATAAATGAACAATCTTAAAATAGCACAGGAACGTAAAAAAGAGGTTGTTAATCAATATGGTGGTAAAAATTTAGCTAGAATGCTAGGTATATCTCACCCTGCTGTATCTAAATGGAAAGTAATACCTCCATTTCGTGCATTTCAGATTGCAAAACTTGGTGATTTTGATATAGAATATATTAGACCAGATTTACAAATTACGCCTATAAGGTAGGCGTAGCGTATCAAAAAAGAAAACGTAAAAATATACCTTATAGAATGGGGTGGTTTTTTTCTTTCTCTCTAGTTTAGTTCTCCGCCCCATTCATTTCCTTTTAAATATGTATAGCAATGCCATGCGACAGCTATGCGATTGCATAAAAATCGCAATGCGATTAGGATGCGATTTAATGCCCTTCATCTTCATCTTCACCTTCAACTACACCTACAACTACAACTGCACCCAAGATACCCAGTTGACAACCAATACTTTTTGAAGTAATTATTAATTAACTAAACTCAAGGATAAATTATATATGAGAAAATCAATATCAGATGAGCAATCGCCTGCGTTTCAGTTTTATGCAAGTGATTGGATAACTGACCCAAATAGAATGCGTTTGTCTTTAGATGAACAAGGTGCATTTATTTTATTATACTGTCATTGTTGGAGAGGTTTTAAAATCTTAAATGATTTAGAAGTGTTGTCTAAAATGTGTGGATGTAGATTACAAAAAATGGAGAAAATTTTTCCTAAAATAAAGCATCTATTTACAGAGATCAAAGAAAAAGACGGTAAGAAATATTTAATCTGTAATCAAGCTGAACAAGAAAGAAAAGAGCAGGAGAAAAATAGAAAAAGGCGATCTATTGCAGGTAAGATGGGTGCGAAAGCCAGATGGAGTGAGGAAAGTTTAGAAGAAAGCAAATGATTAAGATAATAATATTTTTATTAGCTTGTAGTACGTGTGAGTTAGAGGAAATAGAATTACTTAAACCTATAAATATTTCTTGTGGAGATTTTGGAAACAAAATTATGAACGCTACTGCTAAATATTATGAAGAAACAGAAACAATATCACAAGGTTGGTACACCAAAGAGGGTAAACTATTTGTAGGTTATCGTTGTGAATAATTTTAATAAAAATTCTCATTACAGTATGTTTATGGATTATTTTGGCCAACACCATAGTTTTCAAACATTTGATGATAAAGGATTAAATAAAAGATTAATTAAACAATTGCATGGAAGTATAAAAGTACATTTTAATGAGTTGGCTGAACTTAACAGTAAAGGTGCAGGTGTTTATTTTACTGTCAATGAAACTAATGGTCTTGGAAGAACTACTAGAAACATTGAAAGGATAAGGTCTGTATTTATAGATTTAGATGGTACTCCATTACCAGAAAGTTTTGGTATTCCACCTAATTTAATTGTTAATACTTCGCCTAAAAAATACCATTGTTATTGGTTAGTTAAAGATATGCCTTTAGAAACTTTTACTTTGTATCAGCAAGCATTGGCTAGTAAGTTTAAATCTGATCCTGTTGTTAAAGACTTACCTAGAATTATGAGAGTTGCAGGTTTTTATCACCAAAAGAAACAACCTTATCCTGTAAAAATATTACAATGTACAACACAAGAGCCTTACACAATGAAAGAGATTAAGGAAGGTTTGGAACTACAAAGGCCAGAACAGAAAACAATTAAAATGGATTATACTCCATCAACCTACAAAGGAAAATATACGGGTACTTTAAGGTATGGAATTAATGCAGGTGAACGTCATGCTCAATTAGTTAAAATTTTAGTAGCTATTAAAAAACGTGGTGAAAGTTTTGAGTATGCAAAAGGAGAAGCAATTGAATTTGCTAACTCGTGTGTACCACCAGAAAATGTAAGTGAAGTTATGTTTCAATTAAACGATATATGGAAAAGATATTAATGAAATATATTGTAATATTTTTATTTTTAACAAGTTGTTTTGGTAGTGATTATGATTTTAACCCTACGACTACGATACTTAAACAAATAATAAAAGAAAAAAAATGAATTTATTAAGAGATTATCAAAAGAAAGCAATAGAAGATATTAGACAACATTTTAAGGAAGGCAAAAAGAAAATATTATTAGTTGCTCCAACGGGTAGTGGTAAAACTGTTATTGCCTGCTCTATGATGGAGGCTTTAGTTAAAAATAATAGATTTGGAATGTTTGTAGCCCATAGACGTGAACTCGTAATGCAATGTAGTAGAAAACTTGCAGACTTTGAAATTAAACATGGTGTTATCATGGCAGGTAAGAGTGGTAGTGTTTATTCAGATGTTCAAGTTGCAAGTGTTCAAACATTTGCAGCCAGAAAAGATAATGATGATTTTATAAAACCACAAGCAGATGTAATTATATTAGATGAAGCCCATAGAAGTACATCTAAAACATTTGAAGATTTAATTAAGGCTTATCCAGAAGCTTGGGTTATAGGTTTAACTGCAACGCCATGTAGAAATGATGGTCGTGGTCTTGGTAATATTTATGAAGAACTTGTCAATTGTGGTACGATTAAAGAACTAACAGCAAAAGGTTATTTAGTACCAAATAGAATAGTTGCTCCATCTATTCCAGATTTACAAAACATTAGAATTATGGCAGGAGATTATGAGAAAAAAGAATTAGACAAGCGAATGAATACTCCTAAACTTGTAGGAGATATTGTATCTCATTGGATTAAGTATGGTGAGAATAGGCCAACAGTAGTATTTGGGTCTTCTATTAAACATTCTAAATACATTGCTAACATCTTTAATCAAAATGGAATACCCGCAGGCCATATAGATGGTGAGATGAAGGAAATTGATAGAGAGCAAGTATTACAAGATTTAGATGATGATAAAATAAAAATCATATCTAACTGTATGGTATTGACAGAGGGTTGGGATAAACCAAAAATTTCATGTGTAATTATAGCAAGACCAACTAAATCTTATTCTATGTATTTACAGATGGTAGGTAGAGCATTGAGGCCTGCTGAAAATAAAAAGGATACACTTATCATAGATCATTCTGGTTGTGTGTATGAGCATGGTTTCCCAGAAGATGTACCTAATTGGGAACTAACAACTTCTAAACCAAAAGAAAAAGAAAAGAAAAAGATTGAGCCTATTGAGAAACAACCATTTACGTGTGTTGAGTGTGATACAGTTTATAAGCCTACACAAACACAACCAGAGTGTCCTAATTGTAGTTTTATACCAACTAAAAAAGAACAAGCTATTTTAATTCAGCAAGGTAGATTAATTGAACTACCTAAAATGAAACCTAATGTAGATGATAAGCAAAAATTTTATGCTGAACTACTTTACTACTCTAAACAAAAAGGTTTCAAAGAAGGATGGGCTAGTCATACATTTAAAAGAAAATTTGGCCACTTTCCTCACAGTAAAAAAGTATTCCCAGTTGCTACAAGTAAAGAGGTAATGGGTTTCATACAGCATTGTAATATATCAAGAGCAAAATCATACAACATGAAGGAGTTAAGAATATGAGTGAAGAAATAACAGAACAACATATGCATAAGTTAAGAGAGATTGGTACGAACCATGCAAAAGCCAAGCAAAACCTAGAAAAATTGCAACATGGTCGTAAAATATTATTAGCTGTGATTATGAAAGAAAAAATGATAAATTCCAATACGGGTAAATTAGATAGTGTCAACGCACAAGAACGTGAAGCACGATCTGATGATAGATATAAAACTCATATTGATGAACTTGCTAAAGCTGTGGGTGAAGAAGCTAAATGGAATTGGGAAAAGAAAATGATTGAGATTAATTTTGAAACATGGAAAACAAAAATGATTAATCAAATGAGAGAAGCGAAAGCATACGGATTAAATAAGAATGGCTAAAAAGAAAAAAGTACAAGAAACTATATTATATCAATATGATCGTTATGAGTGTTGGTGGGAAGATGCGACAGGTGCGTGTGAATGGAAAGATAGACGTGAAGCTGTCAAAGATCAACCTTCCATGTGTTTTACAGAAGGTTATCTCATAACTTATAATAAAGACTATCATACATTCTCTATGTCATTTACAGGCCAAGATGTAGGGGATCAAATGATTATACCTACAAAAAACATTAAGAAACTTACATTTATGAGTTCAAGAAAATTTTATGAAAAAGAATACAGGTACAACACGTACAAAAAGTAAAGAACATATGTCTAAAGTTGCAGGTCTAGGTTGTTTGATTTGTAGCAAAATGGGATTTCCTGATAGCCCTGCTGAATTACATCATATTAAAGATATGACAGGTATAGGTCGTAAGGGTAGTAGCTTTGAGGTTATACCGTTATGTCCAAGACACCATAGACAAGGTGTTGACGCTTATCATTATAGTCCTAAATCATTTACAGAAAAATGGGGAACTCAAAAAGAACTATTGAATGAAACCTTAACTATGGTAAAGTCCAATGGATAATAAAACTATAATTAAAAAAGGAGAAGAAATGATAGATCAATTGTACAAAATATTAAATGAACATGATGCTAATAAAGTTGATGCTATGTTAAACATTGACGGTATTGATTGGATTAGTAAGTTTGACAACGCAATGGTAACAAACGGTTTTACTGCTATTGATAATGGTAAAATGTCTGTAAAAATGAACAAGCAAGAAACCAAGTTATTCTTAACTGTAAAGCTTATCGGTATGCAACAAGTTAAATTTTTATTAGATGCATTGCAAACTATGAGTAAATCATATAAGGAAGAAATTGATATTAAAGATAAGGAAATAGACACTTTAAAGCAAATAATAGATTTAAAGGTTTTAGAAACAAACAATGGCAAAACAAAACTTTAGTAATTTTACACCTAGACCGCAACATAGAAAGAGGCCTCGTGTCCATAAAAAATCAAAAAATAAATCCGAGCAACGAGATTTCAAGAAATACAACAGACAAGGTAGGTAAGAATTTATTACTTGAAGCTACGTTAAGATTAGACCAACTTAAACAATCCAAAGCAACATCAATTAAGGTAAAAAATAGTATTAAAGAAAAGTATTATAAGTTGGAAGACAAGTACAAGAGATTAAAAGAAAGATATAAAAAATTAAAGGTGTCCTACAAAGAAATGTATGAACACCCTTAATCATGTTTTAATTAGATCAATAGACCTAATATAAGACCAAGAACAAAACAAATTAAATAGTCAGCATTACTGTAAGCTAACTTTTTCCATTCGTCTTTAGTTTTACCAAGTATTATCATTTTTCCTCCTTTAATTTTTCATTTAACCATTCATTTATATCAATTGATATATGTTCTGGGTAATCAGTTATAGTTTCTGTATACCAAGTTTTATCTTCTCTTTGCCAAGTCACAACAATAGCCAAATTTGTTGCTGTTTTACTCATTGCTTTTCTTTTTTCATGCATTTTAGCTTTGTTTTTACTTCTTACTAAATCTAATGCGTCAAAGTCTATAGCCATTAGTCCTCCTTTTTTTCTATTAAATGTTCATTTTCAGTTCCTTCACAAATCCAAGAACAATCTACAAAATCTTTTAATTCAAAGACTTTTTCATTGCCATTTTTATCTACGATTAAATTACCATCATCATCAATTTTATGAAAAGTAATTGACCCTAATATTATATTATCTGCCATTAGTCCTCCTTATTATATTGGTTATGAAATATCATTCCGCCACAAGCTGCAAAGAAAATCCCAAGAACAGCATCAACATAAACTGCTAAAACTATCCCAAAGAAAAACATAAACAGACCTGTGGCTTTTATATACCTGCTAATCATTTAACGCTGATACTGTTTCATGGTGATTGTAAATTCAATTTCATGATTAGCGTCATGAGTATCAGCATACTCCTCAAGCAATGGAATTAATCTTTTTAACGCTATTCCTTCACTTGATTGATGAGTAGCTAACACTTGATCCTTTTTATGTTTGCCATTTATGTATTTACTACCTATTACCTTAACATTATGCTTGTCTATGTATATGCTCATTTTTACTCTCCATTTTTTTAGTTATTGTTATTAATTTAGCGTTTATATCAATAGGCTCTTTCACAGCTTGACATAAACAATCATACACGGTTTTACCCGTGTACAATTTTCCTTTTATCCTCATCTTAATCATTAGGCCAATTCTCCGACCTTTATGACAATATTATCCTGCACCTCATCCATGTTCTCAATATTGTCGGTTGTAGTGATTAGGCCATTAGGCGAACCGCTTTTTAATTTAAACCTAACCCAAGTCTTTTTATCATTCTCACCATGACTAAAAAACTCGTAATGTTTTATGTTACTAAAGATTAATTGATCTTGAGAAAACTCACCATTCTCATAATCATTACTTTTTAGTTTAACTGATAACTCTGACATGATTAACCTCCCTTTAATAAAAATTATTAATATTACTATTGTCCGACATATTCCAACCTTCAACAAAGCCAAGCAATGCGTCCTTGCTTTGAAAATGTTTCTGTCTGGGTATGCAATGTTTTTGATCTATAAGAGCAATACTAAAACCGCCCCTTGTGTCTTGTTTTCCAAATTGAACCTCTGTGATAGTTCTAGGGTGACTTGAACCCCATAACTTGCCTACAAAAAAATCAGAAAATTCCTTCAACTGATTATTCCAATAGTGTTTATTATCTCCGTTTAATCTCATATGATTTATTTGATATGACATACTATTTTTTCCCCCATATTAAAGTGATTACAATTGAACCAATTAAAGCTAAATAAAAATATTCCATTACCATCCCCCTTTCCGTACACCTTTTTCAAGAACGATAGCTTTGCCAAGTATATCAATCATTAAAGTAAATGTTCCAGATTTATTGACAACATCACTAGCCTCTTTATTGATCTGCGGTCTAGGTGTCTTCATTTTAGCATCTTCATCAACTAAAATTCTACGACCATCTTTCAACCTAATCATTTGAACATAACCACCGCACCATTGTTGAGCATCTTCAAGCATTAAAGGTGCTGATTGTTTAGTTATATATTTAACCATATTATCCATGTTCTCTCCTATTTTAATTAACATAAGTTAATAATTAAATTATTATAAAATAAGTGTCAACCCACAAAATAACAATTTGCATAAAAAAAAGCTTTAGTTTATAATGTGTCAAATATGTCACAAACCCTTACAGACAAACAAAAAATGTTTATTGAGTACTTTAGCCAGACGGGCAACGCTACTCAATCTGCGATCAAGGCGGGCTACTCCGAGAAGACTGCCGAGCAACAAGGCTACGAACTTAAAAACAAGCTACAGAACCAGATTGAAAGTGCTACCAAGAAACTGCTAGGCTCTGCTGTACCTATGGCGGTGGACAAGTTAAAGAAGCTGATAGAGAACGACAAGACTACTCCAAGCGTTCAACTAGGTGCAATCAACTCATTGCTAGATAGAACGGGCTACCAGACTACAACCAAGTTTGAAGACATAACGGGTAAGAAGACAGACGAGGAACTCAAGGCCGAGTTAGATCACTTACTTAACAACATGAAGATCATTAAACTTACTGATCCCAATGATGGTGGGTCTAGCTTAAACTAGGTCATTGCTCCTCCATATCTGCTCATAGACAGACAACACACCTATAGGCTATGACAAGCCTCATCACTCTGATTACCTGCGTAAGATGGCTAGAAGATGGGTGTCTACCCACACACACACACGATCTCTGGC